GGTTACCGGTTCGTGTACGACACCTGGGGCCGCAACCCGAAGAAGGGTTACGTCATGGTCCAGGCGGCGACCTACACAAACCCGTTTCTGCCTGATGACTACGTCGACACCCTTCGCGACAGCTACCCGCCTGCGCTGATCGATGCCTACATCGAAGGCAAGTTCACCAACTTGACCAGCGGAAGCGTCTACCCGGACTTCTGCCGGCGCCTCAATCACACGAATGAGGTCGAGCAGCCACGCGAACCCCTGCTAATCGGCATGGACTTCAACCGGCTGAAGATGAGCGCGGTGGTCTACGTGATCCGCGACGGCTGGCCTGTGGCGGTGGACGAGATCACTGACGGGCGCGACACGCCGTCGATGGTCGAGCTATTCCATCAGCGATATCGCCTCACGGGGCACGCCCTGAAGGTCTTCCCGGACGCCTCGGGCCAGAACTCAAGCAGCAAGAACGCCAGTGAATCCGACCTGAGCATCATCCGGCAGGCCGGCATATCGGTGCAGGTCAATTCAACGAACCCGGCCATTTCTGATCGCGTCAACGCTGTAAACGCCCTGATCCTGAATGGCGATGGCGAGCGGCGACTGAAGGTCAACACGCACCGTTGCCCGCACCTCACTGACGGCCTGGAGCAACAGGCCTACGACAAGAACGGCATGCCGGACAAGTCGAGCGGTATCGACCACGTCCTCGACGCTGGCGGTTATCCGCTGGCCTACCTGTTCCCGATCATCAAACCGGTTACCTCCATCAAAATGGGATTCGCCCGATAATGGCCAACGACGTCACTTTCACCCGCCCGGAGTACGACGCGGCACAGTCCCGCTGGCGCCTGGTGCGCGACGTCTGCAAGGGCTCGGAAACCATCAAGGCGGCTGGCGACCTGTACCTGCCGCGGCCCAACTCGACGGATATCAGCGCCGACAACAAGGCTCGTTACGAGGATTACAAGAAGCGCGCGGTGTTCTACAACGCCACCGGCCGGACGAAGCATAGTCTGGTTGGGGCGGCGTTCCGCACCTGGCCCACGCTGACTGTCCCCGGCGCTCTCGACTACGTAGCCAAAGACATCGACGGCCAAGGCGTGAGCATCTATCAGCAATCGCAGTCGGTCACCGGGCATCTGCTCGAAGTAGGCCGACACGGGCTGCTGGTAGATTACGCCGCTGTCCAGGCTGGCACCGTGAGCAAGGCGGACGAACAATCTGGTCGTGCTCGGGCGAATATTGCCAGCTACCCGGCCGAAGCAATCATCAACTGGAAGACTCGCCAAGTCGGCGGCCAGCATCTGCTGTGCCTCGTCGTGCTGCGCGAGACGGTGGATGTCGACACCGACGACGGCTTCGGCAGCGAGCAGAAGGTTCAGTTTCGAGTTCTGCGCCTCGATGGCTCGGGCGTGTACACGCAAGAGGTGTGGGAGGAATCGTCCAAGGAGAGTTCGCGGATTGTCGAGCCCTTTGCCCCGCTGAATGGCATCGGCCAGCCTTGGCGCGTTATCCCGTTCCAGTTCCTGGGCAGCGAGAACAACGACTCTTCGGTAGACGACTCCCCGCTGTACGACATGGCCGAGATCAACATCGGCCATTATCACAACAGCGCGGACTATGAGGATTCGGCCTACTTTGCCGGTCAGCCGCAGTTCTGGATTGCCGGACTCGATGAGGCCTGGCGCGATCACCTGGAGGCGGCCGGCATCTATGTCGGCTCCCGTGCGCCGCTCACGCTGCCAAAGGATGGGTCGTGCGGTTTCGCCCAGCCTGAGCCAAACACCCTCGTAAAAGAGGCCATGGATGCCAAGAAGGGTGACATGGTCTCCCTCGGCGCCCGGCTGATCGAGCGAGGCAGTGCAGTGAAGACCGCAACCCAGGCCGATAATGACAGCGCCGCCGAGCATAGTGTCCTGTCGCTGATCGTGAGCAACGTCAGCGAGGCCTACACCCAGTGCCTTGCCTGGATGGCTGAGTTTTCGAACGCCTCAGGCGAGACCATCTACAAGATCAATCAGGACTTCACCCAGGTCAGCCTGGACGCAGCGATCATGTCCGCCCTGTTCAATGCAGTGCAGGCCGGTCGCGTGCCTGAGTCGGACTTCTGGCAATACCTGCGTGATCGCGGTGTGATCGACGCCGAGAAGACCGACGAGGAAATCCGGGGCGAACTGGAGTCCAGCCCGGCGGGCCTGGCCCTTGGCGGTGAATGATGACGACCATCGAGCAGCTCGACAGCAGCATCCGCAACATGGTCATGCTGGAGCGGCTGAAGGCAGGGGAGGCGAAGAAGTTCGGCCCCTTCCTGGTGCGGATCGACCAGAGCATCCGGGAGAGGTTGAGCGGCGACGAGCTGACCGACTTCACCCGGGCGCGCCTGGACAAGCTTCTCAAGGAGGTCGACGCGATCCTGGCCGACATCCTTGCCGGTTTCACCGATCAGCTACAGCTCGACCTGATGGACATCGCGCAGTCGCAGGCCAGCTTCGAAGCCACGCTGCTGACCAATACGCTGCCGGTAGGCATCAGCCTCGATGCGGCCGTGCCGGCGCTCCAGACACTCAAGACCGCGGCCTTCAAGAATCCGCTCAGCATCAAGGGCAATGGTGGCGGCAAGCTGCTGGAGCCATTCATCAAGGATTGGTCGGCGGCCGAGGTCGAGAAGATCAGCGGCGCGATTCGGCAAGGCTGGTTCGAAGGGCAGACCAACGCCGAGATAGTCCGGCAGATCCGCGGCACCAAGGCGCTGGCCTACTCCGACGGCATCCTGGCCACAACCGAGCGCAACGCTCAAGCGGTCGTGCATACGTCTGTGCAGCACGTCGCCAGCCAGGCCCGCAACGAGACGGCCAAGGCCAATGACGACTTCGTCACGGGCGTACAGATGATTGCCACCCTGGACAGCAAGACGACGCCCTACTGCCGATCGATCGACCATCAGGTCTACCCGGTCGACTCAGGCCCTCGGCCACCGTTTCACGTCCGCTGCCGCACCAGCTTCATCCTGCTGACCAAGTTCAGCGCGATGTTCAGCAAGGGCGCGACCCGGGCGAGCATCAACGGCCAGGTGCCGGCGAGCCTCAGTTATTACGAATGGCTCAAGACCCAGCCGATGAGCTTCATCGACCTGGCCATCGGTCCGAACCGAGCAAAGCTGCTGATGAATGGCGGTCTCGACGCTGACAAGTTCGCCGCCCTGCAGCTGGGGAAGAACTTCAAGCCGATCACCCTGGAGCGCATGCGCGAGCTTGAGCCGGAAATGTTTAAGCAGGCAGGACTGTAGCGCGCCACGAATTGCGAATGCGCCAAGTGTGGCGCGGATAAATATCTTGGAGAGACACATGAGTCAGCGCTTCATCGGAACCAAAATCATCATGGCCCTGGCAATGACCCGGTTCGCCTACAACGAGTACCGCGGCTGGGAGCTTCCGGAGAACGAGAACGGTGCCGACGAAGGCTATCTGGTCGAGTACACCGATGGCGGCGAGCCAAACCATCCAGGCCACGCCGGTTACATCAGCTGGTCGCCAAAGGCGCAATTTGATAACGCCTATCGACCAACCCGAGGGCTGACCTTTGGAGTGGCCATCGAAGCACTGAGGCTTGGGGCGCGCGTTGCCCGTGCCGGCTGGAATGGCAAGGGCATGTGGCTTGTTCTCGATCCAGGATCTGTCGTCAGCGAAGTTCGAGAGGGCAGCGCGTACCACAAGGCCGGCGTGACTGGTTCGTTCACGATCAATCCTCACATCGACATGAAGACGGCAACCGGTGAAATGCAGCCCGGCTGGCTCGCATCGCAGACCGACATGCTTGCCGATGACTGGCAGCTGATCGACTGACAGCAACGTAATCACCAAGCCCCGCCAAGTGCGGGGTTTTTCACATCTGCGGGCAGGGCCTGCACGAAAGTCTCTGGGAGACAGCAATGACTTTGAAATTCCAACTTGACACCCTCGAAGGTGTCGATGAATCCATCCAGACCATGTACGTCGAGAAGGGCGGCAAGTACGTCCTGAACATCGAGGGGCTGCCGCAGCCTGAAGACGTGTCAGGCCTGAAGTCGAAGGTCCAAGAGCTCCTGGACGAGAAGAAGGCGGCCGACAAGGCTCGCAAGGATGCCGAAGAACAGGCCCGCCTTGATCGTGAAGAGGCGGCCCGCAAATCCGGAAACGTCGAAGAACTCGAGCGCTCCTGGTCCGAGAAGTACGCCCGCCGCGAAGCTGAGCTGAACGGCATGCTGGAAAGCGAGCGCGGCACGCTGAGCACTCAGATCCGTGATCTGACCGTCGGCCGTACCGCTACCGACATCGCGTCCTCCCTGGCAATTCCAGGCAGTGCCGAAGCATTGCTGCCACACATTGAACGCCGTCTGAGCGTCGAGCAGCGCGACGGCAAGCCCGTTGTGGTCGTACTCGACAAGCAGGGCAGGCTCTCGGCGGCAACGCTGGACGAGCTGAAAGAAGAATTCGCAAACAACACGGCCTTCGCGCCGTTGATCGCGGGTAGCAAGGCATCTGGTGGCGGGGCTTCAGGTGCTGGGAATGGCGGCGGGGCCGCAAAAGGCAACATCGGCGGCAACAAAGACGAGCGCACCAAGGCGATCGCAAGCAAGTACCCAGACCTCCCTCTCAAGTAAAGGATTGACTTTATGTCCCTGTCTCAAATGCAAGTGTTCAACGAATACATCATGCCGGCTGCGCTGGAATCCCTGGACCAGATGACCGCGGCGTTCAACGCTGCCAGCAATGGCGCGATCATCCTGTCCCCGGACGGCTTCACTGGCGACTTCCTGCAAGAGTCGTTCTTCCAGACCCTGGCCGCTGCCCAGCGCCGCGTAGATCGCTACGCTGCCAACGGCGCAGCAGCTGTCACCGACCTGACCGAGCTGAAAAACGCCACGGTGAAGGTTGCCGGCGGCTTCGGTCCGATCCGCTACGAGCCATCCCAGATGACCTGGCTTCAGCGCCCAACCGTGCAGGGCATCGAGGTCGCATCGCGCGCCTTCGCCGAGATCCTGCTGAAAGACCAGTTGAACACCGCCATCGCCGCGCTGGTTGCTGCGATCACTGCCCAGGCAGCTGCCGTCAACGACGTATCGGCAACCTTGGGCATCAGCCAGGCTGCTCTGAACAACGCGCACGCCAAGTTCGGCGATGCCTCGCAGAACCTGGTAGCCCAGATCATGCAGGGCACGACCTACCACAAGCTGGTCGGTCAGAACCTGGCCAACGCCGCGCAGCTGTTCCAGGCCGGCAACGTTCGCGTTGTCGACATCCTCGGCAAGGTCTCCGTCGTCACCGACGCCCCGGCGCTGGCCCAGACTGGCACGCCGAACAAAGAGATCATCCTGTCCCTGGTGTCGGGCGCCGCGCTGGTTCACGACGCTCGCGACCAGATCTCGAACGTCGACACCTCGAACGGCAAGGAGCGCATCGAGACCACCATCCAGGTCGACTACACCTTCGGCCTGGGCCTGAAGGGTTACACCTGGGATGTCACCAACGGCGGCAAGTCCCCAACCGACGCCGAACTGGCGACCGGTACCAACTGGGACAAGACCGCAACCAGCATCAAGCACACCGCTGGTGTCGCCCTGATCGGTGACGCTTCCAAGTAACCCACTGAATGCCGCGCCGGGCGAATCCTGGCGCGGCTGAGGATCAAGCATGACCGACAACAACATCTGGTATCTGCCAGGCCCGTTTCACCGCTACGAAGACGACGTGAAGGCCATCGCCAAGAAGGCTGGTCTGCGCATCGTCGACGCCAACGTGACCGAGAGTCGCGACGGCGAGTGCAAGAAGGCGCCAGAGGTGACCCTGAAGGTGCTTCCGGCCCCTTTGGTGGTAGCGGTAGTCGGCGATGACAAGGCGGTGATGGAAGAGCTGATCGGCAGGCTGCAAGCCGAAAGCGACACCATTCGCGCGCTGGTCGACGGCCTAGAGTCTGGCGAGATTTTGAAGCCAGAGGCTGGCGAGCTGGCGATCCGCTTGTTCGATTCCCTCGATCATATCCGCGCCAAGGTTGACGAGTTGGCAGGCAGTCGCGACCAGATCGCCCAGGAGCGCAACGCCCTGCAGGCAGAGGTCGAGGCGCTGAAGAAGGCTGAAGCCGATCGCGTCGAGAAGGCGGCCAAGCCAAAGCCTGACGCCAAGCAGCCAGCTGACAAGGCGGCCCAGGCCAGCGAGTAACCAGCAATGCAGCCCTTCTTCGGAGGGGCGCACCTCGGAGGGGTAACCGTGTCACTGATCATTGAAGATGGCACCGGGAAGCCGGACGCCGAGAGCTTCACCGCAGCCGCCGAACTGGTCGACTACGCCGCAAAATACGGCGCGACCATCCCTGCCGATGAGCCAGCCCAGGAAGCTCTGTTGCGCCGCGCAGCCGTGGCCATGGACGACTACAACTGGAAGGGCGAGCGCACCACCGGTGACCAGGCCCTGTCGTG